AGTTCAAATAATCCTGCCGTGGATTGATCCCGACCACTGGCAACGCAAATTTAAAGATTATCTAGCAGACACTGAGTGGGTTAAGGATATATTAGGAAAAGCAGGATTATGATAATTAAAACCAATAACGCATATAGATATTGACTTCGGGATAAATAATTATATGAAAGCTAAAAATTTTACCCCAACTTGGTTATACATAAAACAACATAATGTAACTGGCTTAAAGTATTTTGGAAAAACCACTAAAGATCCATTGGCGTATAGGGGATCCGGGAAATACTGGAAAGATCATATTAGTAAACATGGTAATGATGTAACAACAATCTGGTATGAATTGTTTAACGACAAAGAGATACTAACAGAGTACGCAATAAAATTTTCTAAAGATAACAACATTGTTAAATCAGATGAATGGGCCAATCTTATTGTTGAAAATGGTATAGATGGAAATGTCCCTGGTAATAAAGCATCGGATGAATTGAGACAGAAATTATCTCAATCACATAAAGGGCAAGTGCCATGGAACAGAGGAATTCCTAGATCTCAAGAAGTTAAAGATGCTGTTAGTAAAGCAAATACAGGAAAAATTGCCTGGAACAGAGGAGTTCCGAGAGATGACAAAGTCAAGGATGCAGTTAGCAAAGCCAATAAAGGTAGAACGGCATGGAACAAAGGCAAAGCACGAACTGAACAAGAAAAACAAAAAATGAGAGAAGGTTGGGCAAAACGAAAAGCAGAAAGAATCAATGACGCAAACAGTTAAATTCTCTAGTGATATTGATATTGACTTCCCCGATAGAGATCGAGCACTTGCATTGCTTAAAACTACACCTGCGAGCATCCTGCGCGATGGTCGTTTAATTCGACACAATACAGGAGTGTATGCCACGGACATTCCTGTTGATCCATTTACTGGTATTGCCAGCATTGACCATGAGTCGGCAGAAGATCGCGGCTATGCTAAACTGGACTTTTTGAACGTATCGTTATATACGCAGATAAAGAGTGAAGAACATTTACAAGAATTGATTAATACAGAGCCGGATTGGGCGCAACTATACGACCCAGAGTTTTGTGGTAAGTTGATTCATATCAACAATCACTACAAGACCTTAATCCAGATGCCAGAGGCAGTAACATCTATTCCTAGGATGGCCATGTTCCTTAGTGTAATCAGACCTGCCAAGCGTCATTTAATAGGCAAAACATGGCGAGAAGTAGCAGAAACCGTGTGGGAAAAGCCTGCAGACGACAGTTATTACTTCAAACGTAGCCATTCTGTGGCCTACAGCCACTTAGTTGTAGTCCACATGAATCTTTTATCTGAGCAAGAACGTAACGGCATGTGATTTTTTGATTTAGTATAAATAAAGTTATACTAAGGAAAAGTTATGTCTCGTAAAGGTTGTCCAAATAAAGTTCATTCAGGTATACGCTACCCGCGGAAATGTGAGCATTGCGATTATATCTCAAATAATCCGTCTATGTATCATTATCATAAACAAACCCACAACCCTATACCGCCTAATCAACTATGTGATCACGGATGCAATACTCTTGCATTATTTCGAGGAACTGGCGGAAAATACACCTGCCTTAAGAATGCACATCATTGCCCAGAATATATTAAGCAACATTCTATTAGAATTGCTAAACAATGGGAAGGTGCAACCAAGCGGAAAGAAGCAACGAAAGAATCATTAATAAAAAGATTACACAATGAAGAAACTCATAATAAATTAAGAATGACACTTAGGAAGAAATGGGGAGATTTTACTCCCGAGCAGATGAAAGATTTCCGCCACTATGCCCGCCGAATACGCAGCCGAGCACAAAAATGGGCAAAGGAACAAGGGTATGTATTAGGCCAGCAGACGTATCATGTGGACCATAAATTGAGTGTATTTGATGCGTGGAAAGCAGGACTGTCCGAAAGTATAGTAAATCATCCTGCAAATCTTCAAATACTCGAAGCAAAGCAGAATAGCAGTAAAGGTTCTAAAAGTAGTATTACTGTAGAAGAGTTATTGAAACTTATTAACTAACTTTTCGTATTAAAGTAATTGATTTACGCTTGCTTCGTTTGCTAGCCATTTCTTTTAGGCTCACATAAGGGCCCATTTTAATTTCAACGTCTTTACTGTTCATAGTACGTAGACAAGTTTTAAACAAAGACCAATCGGCTTTAAGAAATACATTAATTGGGATTAATCTATTACTTTCCCACCACCATGTTTCTCCTAATGTTAAGAAGATCTTCTTAACTTCATCGCCTTTTAATAATCCAAAGTCGTAAAGTGTAGTTATAACTTCGTCAAAATTCTGTATGATGCCGATGTAATCATTACCACCATAGGTTATATGTGAAAGGTAAGGGTACTGTGCCAGTAGTTGCTTGTAGTGATCTTCCACGTTATCCGATATAATAAAATTATGCTTCTTTGTTATTTATAGTTTGGGAGTACACTAGTACAAAAAGAATAACGTATAAATATAGAATAAGAGACCTAAAACTATGATCACCGTAAAAGCATACATCTACCCAAATACCGCGGAAGTCCAAGTTTTTGATCCTACAATCTTTACAACAAGGAATCGCAAAGTGTACAGCCGCCCAATTAAAGTCTATCAAGGAATAGACAACCCCGTTCAAGTTGTAGTTAAAAACCAAGATCAAAAATCCATTGATTTAACTGGATCCACAATGACTGCACAAATACAAGATCCTACCAATCAAACAACTATCAGCTCATATCCAGTTACTTGGGCAAACATAATGTTAGGTCAAGGCAATTTCACACTAGATCGTGCTACTATAGACAGTTTGGAAAACCGTTTCTACAAATTAACCTTTAGTACCAGCAAAACAACTGGTAATGTCACACACGTAACACCAGTTTACATTGATGATAATTATGGTGTTCCTTTGGATCTAGAAGTACTTCCGGCCTACTATTCTACAACCCCATAACAGTTGACGTAACTCAAACAATCCTGTATACTATACAGAATGTTGAACTCTATTCGCGACGCCGTAACCCAAATATTACCGCATAAACGTAAAACTAACTCTAGCTCAGGTTGGATAAGTTTCAACGGCGTTTGCTGTCAACACAACGGTGAATCGGCAGACACACGTGGTCGTGGCGGTCTAGTTATGAACGCAGATGGTGGTGTCTCGTACCATTGCTTCAATTGCCAATTTAAGGCCAGCTATGTCCCAGGTCGTCACTTAACATACAAGTTCCGTAAATTACTTGGTTGGTTGGGTGCAGACGAAGGCACAGTCAAACGATTAGTTATAGATGCTATTCGCATCCGTGAACTTGTAGCACCAGAAACCCTAGTAGAAGCGGAAGAAGCAGAACCCATAAACTTCAAAGCAAGGCCTTTGCCGCCAGATGCTAGTAACTTAGAAGAACTTGGTTTAATGTATCGGCTCCAAGACTTTACAAACATGCCACTAGAATTCGTGGCTGCTGTGGTATATGTTAACGATAGAAAAATAGATTTAAATAAATATCATTTCTACTGGACACCCGATACGGCACATAACATGAATAAACGTGTGATTGTTCCATTTACATGGAAAAATCAAATTATTGGTTATACAGCTCGTACCTTTGCAGAAGATGTAAAGCCCAAGTACCACAACAGTCACGAAGGTAACTATGTATTCAACACAGACAATCAACATCGAGATAGTAAATTTGTTATTGTAGTCGAAGGACCGTTTGATGCAATGGCCGTGGATGGTGTTGCTATACTTGGCAATGAATGCCACGAAATACAAGCAGACATAATTGATAGCTTAGGTAGAGAAGTCATTGTTGTGCCCGACGCAGATAAGGCAGGCGCTAAGTTGGTAGACAAAGCATTAGAGTACGGATGGAGTGTTAGCTTCCCTGTTTGGCAAGAAACACACAAAGATGTGGCTAGTGCTGTAGAAGCATTTGGCAAGTTGTTTGTTATTAAATCCATTTTGGCAGCAAAGCAATCGAACAGATTAAAAATTGAGTTACGTAAAAAGAAAATATATAATTAACTATGGCCACTGAATATACACCTGAACTACAAAAACTATTTTTAGAAATGATGATGCAAGATGCACAAAGTTTTGTGCGTGTTGCTAATATCTATAATCCAGAAAACTTTGATCGAAGCCTCAGAGAGGCAGCTAAGTTAATCGCTAGCCACTCCGCAGAGTACAAGACGTTACCTACTTATGAACAGATCCGAGCACTAACTGGGGTAGAACTTCGCCCAATACCAGAAGCAGGTGACGGCCATCAAGAGTGGTTTATGAAAGAGTTCGAAGGGTTCTCACGTAAAGAAGAATTATCACGTGCTATTCTTAAAGCCGCAGATCTATTAGAAGAAGGCGACTACGATCCTGTAGAGAAATTGATTAAAGATGCAGTACAAATTGGTCTAACCAAAGACTTGGGCACAGATTACTTTGCAGATCCACATGCTCGTATTGACAAATACTTTAACTCAGGTGGACAAGTATCAACAGGTTGGCCTACCATGGACAAGATCTTGTACGGCGGATTTAGTCGCGGTGAACTTAACATTTTTGCTGGCGGATCCGGATCAGGTAAGTCTTTAGTTATGATGAATATAGCACTGAGTTGGTTGCAAGCAGGACTCAGTGGCGTGTACATTAGTTTAGAACTCTCTGAAGAACTTGTGGCATTGCGTACAGATGCAATGTTGACCAGTATGGGTACAAAAGATATTCGTAAGGATATTGATACCACTGAACTTAAAGTTAAGATGGTGGGCAAAAAATCGGGCAAGTATCGTATTAAAGCACTACCAGCACAAAGTAACGTAAACGATATTCGTAGTTTTATTAAAGAATATCAAATACAAACAAACAACAAAGTTGATTTTGTGATGTGTGACTACTTGGACTTGGTGATGCCAGTTTCAGTTAAAGTTAATCCTAATGATCAGTTTATCAAAGACAAGTATGTAGCAGAAGAATTGCGTAACTTATCGCAAGAGCTGGGTGTGCTATTTGTAACGGCATCGCAGTTAAATCGTAGTGCAGTAGAAGAAATTGAATTTGACCATAGTCATATTGCAGGTGGTATATCTAAGATTAATACTGCTGATAACGTGTTTGGTATCTTTACAAGTCGTGCAATGAAAGAACGTGGACGTTATCAAATCCAGTGTATGAAGTCACGTAGTAGTACAGGCGTAGGACAAAAGATTGACTTAGAATACAATATTGAAACTATGCGTATTACTGATCCAGGCGAAGAAGGACAGGAAAGTAACGGCGGTTACAAGCCAGCAACAAGTATCTTAAATCAAATTAAAACTACAACTACAGTAAATGCATTGCCACAGGCTCGAGAAGGATTTAACTTAGAACGTGATACAGCACCGCCCCCGGGATCTACTGTGGAAAGTACTAAACTTAAACAAATGCTAGCAGGATTAAAAGCTAAATCAGAATGAAGTGCATTGATGCATTTAAAAATTTAAATATTCTTAATTACAATAACGCATTAAGTGTGTCGCCTTGTTGTATTAGCCATACTCGTCCTGCAGAATCAATTGATTTTCAAAACAACGATTATCTAAACGACGTTAGAGAAACATGGAAGTTGGGGGAATTCCCAGCCGCATGCCAAGTATGCCGACATTCTGAAGTAACCGGTACCAGTAGACGTATTGGGGTAAATGAGTGGTATGAGAACAACGGATATAATAACACCACAGTAGAATTAGTTAAATTAGATTACTGGACTGGAGATATTTGTAATTTACGTTGTGCTATTTGCGGTCCTAAGAATAGTAGTGCATGGAAAGAAGAACTTAAACTACCAGTAAAGCAATCTGTAGTTAATCGCTTTTGGACAACACTAGACTTATCAACATTACGATTTGTACATTTCAATGGAGGCGAACCGTTATTAAGTAAAGAACATGTTGTATTTCTAAAAGACTTGCCTAACAAAAATCTAGTTACTATAAACTATAATACCAATGGCACAGTTAAGCCTAGCGCAGAATTGTTAGAGCTTTGGCAACAGTTTCATTTAGTACAACTAGACTTTAGTATTGATGATATAGAAGAACGATTTGAATATCAACGTTATCCTGCACGTTGGTCTGAAGTCACTGATAATTTAAAATGGTATATTGATAATAGCCCAACAAATTGTATGTTTGCTGTAAACACTAGTGTTGGTATTTTAAACTATGCAAATCTTATCAATTTAAATTCCTGGTTACGGCATAATTTTGCCGTTAGCAGGGTAGGAGACGCAATAGAGCATAGGCAACAGCCGGTAAACGGCATATTTTCCCTGGATAATGCAGTAAATCGACAGAAAAGTATAGTAAAATTCTTAGATGATTGCGACAGCAGACGTGGGACTAACTGGCGTACAGTTTTCCCAGAACTCGTACAATCCATATAAATACAACATAAACTGGAGCATACCTTGCAAAAGCGAGCCCGTAGTATACTTGATGAACTAGACACGCTACTAGTACACAAAGATCGTGAGAATCTTGTGGAAAGCCGTGCCACCCATGTAATCCAGGGTGCAATAAACCTAATCAACTATATACGTGAAAACTACGATGCCGAACAAGCAGGGGAGTTGGAACGCCGATTGATCAATTCTATCCGAACCCAAGAGCCAGAGAAATTTAAGCGCGGTGTACGGAGAATGAAAAGTGAAGATTAAAGATATTACAGAAGGCTTGTATGATGCATTAACTGGTATTGCTCAATCTAAGAAGCAAGCAGATTGGGCAAAATCGGGTGGCAACAGAAACGCACACATGGGCCATCACGAAAAAGAACTTGCAAGAATACATCAAGGGTACCGTGCAGCAACTGCGGGCCCTGATGAACCATTTACTCCATCTGAAGAACCGCAAATACCGAACCCACAAGAAGGATCGGTGCTATTAGTAACCGCTCCAAACGGCTCAACATATTTTAAAACATACACTGGCAGTTGGCACACAAAAGGCCAAGCAGCAATAGATTTTTCTGTTGGCGGAACTAAAGTAACAGCACCAAAAGATATAGAAGTACTTGATCAATTATTACCAAAGGCAAAACTTGTAGGCGTAAAACCTAATCCAAGAGATGCATCGGGTAATGCGTGGACATACGATCAACGAAAAACAGCGTTGTTAGCAAAACGTGGTGGCAAATAATGTATCTATATGAAGGCGGCAACGTATTTGACAATACTAGCGATGTGGCAAAAGAAAATGTTGCCGCAGTAGTTGATACGGTTAAACGAGAACTACCAAGCGCACTACAAAAGCGAGTAATGGCAGACATTGGCTCTGCAGGGTACAAAGTACAATCAGGCGACATCGACTTGTTCTTAGATGCTCAAGCAACTATTAAAAACTTTGGTGCAGAAGACGAAAAGTCGGCTAAGCAAGCACTAGCACAATACTTTCAAGCAAAAGGTTACGCTGTCCGAGTAATGGGCCGTAACGTTCACGTAGATGTTCCGTATAAACTAGCCGATGGCAAGACATTATATGCACAAGTAGATTTAATGATTATCCCTGACGCAAAGCGTGTAGCTGACTGGCATCAACATGGTCCACGTGGTATGTACGATGATCCTAAATTTAAAGCTAACCACTTATACATTTTATTAAACAGTATTGCCAAGTTTCTTGGACTCAAAGTAGATGCATTTGGTGGCACAGTTATGCGTCGTGACAACAATGAAGTTGTTGCTGACAATCGCGAACAAGCCGCTAAAATATTATTACACCCAGGCGCACATGCGGCAGACTTAAACTCTGCCGCAACTGTTATAGCGGCGTTAGCCAATGATCCAGACAAAGAAGGTAAGTTAGCACAAGCTCGTCAAGACGTAGCTAAAGGCATGTTAACACTTCCAGAAGAAGCACCGCAGGCAGGCACAGCCGCTTGGTTCCGTAAGTTAGGACACAACCTGTGAGATTAGATTTTATTGATAACATTCTAGTAGAAGCACGTACTGGCGCTCAACCTCATCCGGAGGACAGCATCTTTGATGGCGCACAGTCTGCACAACAAGCTCTACAAAGTTTATTATATGTTATTAAGAATCCGGGTAGCGTAACAGTTAAGTGGGATGGTTTTCCGGCACTTATATTTGGCCGTATGCGTGATGGTCGCTTTACAGTACAAGACAAATACATGTTTGATGCCAAATACTTTGCAGATAGTCCAGCTAAATGGCAAGAATATGATAGTCAAAAACGTTCAGGTAAACTACGTCCAGATCTATATCAAAAGTTAGCAAACATTTGGCAGGGCCTAGAACAAGCAGTTGGCAATAGCCCCGGCTTTTTTTGGGGAGACTTATTATGGTGGGACCAACTAAAGCCTCAAAACGGTATGTACGTCTTTAAACCAAACGTAGTAGAATATCACATTCCGGCTAAGAGTGTATTAGGACAAGAAATTGCTCGTAGTGTCGGTGGCATTGTAGTACATCAATACTTTGCTGATGATTCTGCTAAACCGCAACAGTGGAACGGCAAAGGGCTTAAACAAGGTGGTAGTGTAGTTATATTAACTCCTAGTGCCGGCATACAATTTAAGTTAAACGATCCTGTGCAATTAACCAAAGCGGCAACTACCGCAGTAAATCAATACGGTAGTGTAGCAGAGAAATTCTTAACCGGCTTGCCCGGAGTAGTAACGCAAGCACTACAAAAGTATTGTAATAAAAAGATTACAGGACAAACTAACGAAGAATTAGTTCCTTGGTTAGAGCATAATATTAGCGGTAAACAATTTAAGTTTTTAGTAGGCGAAAACTACGGCGGCTATCTATATCGCAATGAAAATGGCTTAAAAGCCTTATTTGAGATATGGAACCGTGTTTACGCACTAAAAGTAAATCTAGTTGAACAACTAGAAGGGCAAGTTCAAGGTATACAGCAGTTTGTTAATGGAAAACCACAGGGCGAAGGTTTTGTGTTTAATACCCCAACAGGATTAGTGAAATTAGTAAATCGCGGGACATTTAGTGCCGCTTTATTCGCTAAAGAGTGAACTTTTTTAAGTTTAGTATAAATAAAAGTATGCGGAAACGCAATTAATTAAGGAGATTTAAAAATGGCAATCCAAACTCGCTATGCAGGTGATGCAAACGGTATCAACAACGTTGATGCAAAATATGATGGTACATTAGCTACTATTATCGCTACAGGTTTAACAAAAAACCCAACAGCACTAAAGATTACTGGTTTCGGTACTTTCTCAGCAACTGAGAGCGGTACAGGCGGTCCAGTAGAAGCAATTCTACGTTCAATCGCTATCGATTCTACAATCGTTATGTATCAAGTTGATACTACACAGATCAGCGTTTTAGTTGAAGCTATCGGCACAACTACAGCGGCTGTTCAAACTCGCTTACAAGGCCTAGGTGGTAATATTGGTTTAGCTGCCAACATTTACTCTGGTGGTGGTGTAACAGTTTCTAGCACTAGTGGTTTCAAACTAGCTTAATAGTTAGTTTAACTAAAAACAAAAAGGCAACTTTATGTTGCCTTTTTTGTTGGCCACTAAATATGTATATCATGTCCAATACTAATATACATCTCTATCAAGGGTTTAGTCTAATAGACATTACCGCCACTGGTGTAATACGAGGGCAGGATGCTGATGCGATTGATCGCAACCAACAACGTAATTGGGAAACAGTTATACAATGCATTGGCCTGCGTACACAACCACAAAACATACAAGAACCTGTACAATCAACTTTTTCTGACATTGGTATTGCCGAGTTTGGAGACTTCTATACCGGAGAACAAAAAATCTGGTTATGGCAATGGACTGTAGAAAGTGAAGGTATATATGATCTTCCTGGTAAGCCACTAGGCGGATTAATGCAAGACTTTGAACAAGTTCCTGTAGTAACTGGATTAACTGAAACTGCACGTTTTATGTTGCCTATCTTTTATCCATACGGAACCATTAAAAACATCTATTTTAAACAAGTCATACCTGCATAAATACACTAGATGTTACGGCACCATTAAGGCTCATTATCAAGGCACATACAGGCTCAAGAAAAAACATCGCTTACAAGGAAAAAGCGAGTATGTCCACACCAACCGATATCGAAAAGAAGAGTCTTGAGGCGCACGTTGAGCTATGTGCGGAAAGATATTCTAACTTGGAAACTAAACTAAACAATCTAGATGGTCGAATGGATAAGCTAGAGGGTCATATTGTAGATATCAAAGACAGCCTGGCAAAAGTGGGCGGAGAAAGTAATAAAACTTTAATCACAATTGGTACTGCTATATTTGTAGCAATGCTAACAGCGGTACTGGGTGTAGTTGTACACTTAGCAACAAAATGAAGATAGTAGAATTACTCAGCAACATACAAGTTGCAATAACAAACGAACAAGCCGATCTACTTGGCCGCTTTCAACATGAACCAAGTATACCAAAAAATAAACTCGATGAACGAGAGCAATTAATTGCAAATCAACTAACGACACAGGACATCCTGTTGCGCCGTAATGAAAATGGCCAAATCACATACTCGAAAAAAATACGCTAAAAAAGTTAACCCTGTAGTTGCACACGAAATCAATAAAGCCACTGATTATATCAAGCAGTGGACTACTCGTGAGTTAGGTAAAATCCAACAAGAAACTAGTCCAGTTTGTGTACCCACTAAAAATGGCTACAAAATTGGCCTATATAGTTTGACTTTAAATCCTAATAAAACCTGCGACTTATACGATATAAATGATAAATTTATCCATAGGTTTGAAACCAAGGTCAGTGCTATACTATATACAATATACGTAATTAAGCAGAAATTCTTCAATGCAGATGAAATCCTCACCTGTGATAAAGAAATAAATAAATGTTATACAGACATGTTGAGTTTGCGTAGTACCATAGAAAAAGCAAGACAACGTGGGGATTATGTAACAGTAGATATCCGTATGCCCAGGTTAGAAATAGCTGAAACTAGGCTAAATCTTGCCCGGGACAAAATATCGAAATTGCACAAGACAGCTAAATACTATAAAGTTTGGGAATAAACAAAATGAGATTATCAGAAATGCGTACCGAAGTAACACCACAAAAGATTAACAAAATCGTTGAAAGCCGTTTCGGTTTTACAGTTGATTATGATAACTTAACTTATGCTAAAGCACAACGCCTAAGCAAAGCACTTGGTGAAAACATTACACAAATTAAAAAATCTTTTGGCGCACACACCGCTGAAAAGAATAGCAAGTATATGGAACTTATGCTTGTTAAAGAAGGTCTAGACAAGTGGATGGGTTCTGAACAGGGTCTATTTGAGTCTGAAATGGGTCGTAGCGAAGCTGTTCTAGCCGCTAAAGACATCGTTGACAGTATCCAAGACATGTTAGAGAAAATCTCTAAAGTACAGAACGAACAAGTTCCTGCACTCATTGATACTATCCGTGACCAAATTGGTAGCGAGCAAGCTGAAGCATTTAAAACAAGTATCAGCCCATGCTTAACAGACTTATATACAGCATTGAGTTCTGCACGTGAAACAAGCGATACATCAGTTCGTGTATTAAGCGGCGAGCAAGTTGCTGACACAGCAATGGACATGGGCGGTGAGCCAAGTCTAGGTGCTGAGCCTGAATTAGGTGCCGCTCCTGAAAGCGATTTTGATAGCGATCTAGGTGCTCCTCCTGAAGCTGATGGTTTTGATGCAACTGATGCTGCTGTTGGTGGCGAAGAAGAATTAGGCCGCGAGCGTCGTTAATGAAAATTCGTGATATTATTTTAGAGGATTTATCTACAGAGCCAACCCCTCCTGGCATGGATCCTCTTGACGCACCGCGTGATACTGAACCCAATCATAACGATAAGGCAGAAGCACACGGCTACAATGATATCATGAATGCACTTGTTACTACACAGTCACAATTAGCATTTCAACATGCAATCCCAAGAGAAGAAACAAGCAAGATAGTCGCTATGGTCAATGCCGAACGTGGCGACAATTCTTTCCGTTGGACAGATTTAAATGACGCAATCAAATCTGGACAATTCAAAGACGTAGTAGAAAAGATTGAGCCAGACGAAAAGACTGGAGTTAATTACGTTTACTTCGTAACCCCAGAAACACAAGTACAAAGCACAATCGACGGTGGTGGTACGGGTGGTAACGGCGGTAGCCCAAAAGACTCTAGCAAAGTAGTTAGCCAAATGGCTAAACGTGCTGCTGGCGCTTAATAAACCCAATTGACTTTTTAAAATAAATACCTTATAATGGTATAAGGAGAATCGTAATGAAAAAAATTATACTTGTTTTATTATTAAGTATCTGTTCCTTAGCG